GGGTGTCAGGAGAAATTAAATATAGTACTTCTAGCGGCTCAGGACATTGGGTTTACAGCCCGCAGTATAAAAAAATTGAACAAAGAAACGGGTTTATTTACATCTACTACAGTTCATACGGTTATGATTGGTGGGAAATCAACAAAGAGATTTCCGACCGTAGATTAAAACGTGATATTAAAGATAGTGAAATTAACGCACTTGATGTGATTAATAAACTTAAAACTTACAGTTTTACAAAAGAGTACGACGGAAAAGTGACGGATATAGATTGTGGTATCATGGCTCAAGACGTTGAAGAACTTATGCCGCAAGCATTCAAACAGTTACCGGACGACATTAAATCATACAGTCCGTTTGAAATGATGCCTTATTTGATTAAAGGTATTCAAGAATTAACAAAAGAAATCGAGGTATTAAAAAATGGAAAATAATCAATTACAACCGATACATTTAATAGCACAAGAGTTATCGGAGAAAACTATTGAATTGGCTAACTACAAGATAGCTTACGATAATTTAAGTACTGAACATAAGAAAATTCAAGACTTAATTAATAATAACGAAGAGCTTAAGGAGTTAGTAGAAAAACTAAGTAATAAAGGAGAGTAGTATGGCATTAGAAATTACAAATAGAAATGCAGTACCTACTGTTGGTGGATATAGTTCAGTTAACATTACATTCACACTTAGAAATGGAACTGTTTATTTAAATGGTGGTGTAGATTTACCTGGTAAATTTGCTACAGCTAGTGATAGTGAGATTCTTGAAGAAGTAAGAAAACAACTAGCACAACAAATGTTTACGGGAGAAAGTACACCAGCATTAGTAACTGAATATGCAAATCTTAAAGAAGAAGTAAGTGTTTTGGCAAATCATAAAGAAGAACCAACTGACAGAATTAAAGTGTTACGTAAGTTAGTAGCTAAAGTTAATAAAGGTAACGACAAACTAATAATGACATTACTATTAAATGTGTTAGATGCAAAAGTTATTAACGATAACAAAGACACTATTATAAACGCATTTGATAACTATGAAATAGGTGTTGAATACTCAACTGGAGATAAGATTAAATACGAAGGTAAGCTATACGAGGTATTAGAAGACCACACATCAGTTGAAGTATGGAAGCCAAACGCAGAAGGTACTAAATATAAAGAGATAGTATTAACAAGGGAAGAAACAAATGTAAAAGATGATATAGAAGATGAAAAGAACAGATATGTAACAAAAGGACAGCTTGATGAAGCTATGGGAAGTGTTATTAACACAATCTTATCAATGTTTGAAGAAGAGGAGAAAGAAGATGAACATACTGAAGAACATAATGGAAACTTACCACACAACGAAGGGGGTACTGAAAGTCATGAGACCGAGTAGACTAAGATTTAAAAAAGATGATTATTTAGTTCAATTATATGTAAGACAGATTATTACAAAAGCAAAAACAATTAATGATGTACCAAATATTGGTAACTTAAGGGTAGTAGTTCAAGGAGAAGTCAACAGAATAGAAAAAGAATACGAAGAAAGACACAGAGAAAACTAAAATCTCTGTTAAGAGGATTTAGAATGAGTGACGGATTAATATTAGGATTAAGCACTGGAGTTGCAATGCCATTATTGACATTGATTGTTAAATGGTTTAACGATAAGGACGAAAAAAACCTTAAAGAAATCAACTCTACTCTTATAGAAATAAAAGATCTTGCACAAAAAACAGCAGTTGGAACGAAAACTATAAGCAGACATAGATTATTAAAAGATATGAACGTGATAATAAATCGTGGTTATATTACTTCTAAAGAACTAGAAGACATTACTATTTTATATCAGTCTTATAGAGAACTAGGAGGAAATAGCTATGTTTCTGATTTGTATGATAACTGTCGCAAACTTCCAATTAAGGAGGGATTAAATGGATAAAATAATAAAATTACAATTTAACACAACAGTAAACAAAAGAGTTAGAGTTCGTAGTAATTGCGAACTCTATTCTCACGACAAAAACAACAATGAGTTTGAACTAACAATAAACAATCACACCTTAACTAACGAAGAAATAATAATACTATTCAAGTTTGTTAAGAGTGTTAAGTATTGGGAAACTCAAGGAAGAATTGAAGATAATAAGATTAAATTTAAGTTTGACACAAGCTTAATCACAGATAATGAAAGAGTAAACTGTTACATCATTCTGAAAAACGAAAATAAAGAGAGTGATGTGTACAGTTTTTCTTTTGACGTAAAAATGTCTGAGTACGACTTAAAAGACAACTTACCTATTAAGGAGCGATATTTTGCTAATAGCGTAGTAGTTGATAAGTTAGACGTTCTAACAAAAGAAGTACTAGCGACAGAACTAGAGAAAGCTAAAAATACATTTGCTTTAAAAACTGACTTATCAGAGTTTGTAAGGGCTAGTGATATTTCAGATGTTGTAAGAACAGCAACGTTAAACGACTATCAACTAAAAAGCGAAATGCCAAACGTTGTAGAAATTGTCAACAACACAGTTGACAGTAAAGGATTCATAACGACACACCAGAGTTTAGTGGATTATGCGAAGAAGTCTGAACTACCTATTGACTATGTTTCTAATTCGAAACTAGAAGAACTTAAAACACAGCTAACAATAGATACTAGCAACTTTGCTACAAAACAAGAATTACAAGCCATAAGTGGTAGTCAACTAAATGTTGACAACCTTGTTACTAAAGATGAACTAAATAGCAAGAATTATTTAACACAACATCAAGACATTAGTAATCTAGCGACAAAGAAATCTGTTGAAGATGTAGAAGCTAAAGTAACACAATTAGAAAATAGACCTGTTACATCAAGCTATGATGATTCTGAAATTAAACGAAAACTTAAAGAGTTAGAAGACAGACCAACAACAGCTAACATTGACACTAGTAATTTTGTGACAACCACACAGCTAGAAGATAAGCATTATTTAACTGAACATCAATCGCTAGAAGATTATGTTACTAAAACCGAGTTAGATAATAAACACTATTTAACAGCACACCAAGACATTAGCAATCTAGCAACAAAGCAAGAATTACAAGAAGTTAGCAACCGTCAAGTAACTGTTGACACTTCAAACTTAGTTACTAAAGATGAGTTAGCAAGCAAAGGATATTTAACAACTCATCAAAGTTTAGAGGAGTATGCTAAAAAGACTGAACTACCGCAACCATACAACGACACTGATATTAGGAGCAGGTTAACAACATTAGAGAATAGACCTGCAGGGAGTGGAGAAGTTGACCTAAGCAATTGCGTTAAAAGGGATGAATTATTTAGGTTAAGTTATGCGACTACAAGAGAGACAGATGAAATTAAAAGTAGGATAGTTACTTTAGAAAATAGAAAATCAGAAGGAGGAGTAGCTAGTTCCGAAACAAGTGATATTAAAAGGCAATTAGATATAACATATGATAAATTTGAAACGCCTTTTAAATCAACGGGATTAAAAAGAGTTGAAGATTATCTTAACGAGACTAGAGAACACGGACAAACTGCGAATTATGGACGATTATACACGGATAAATTCAATAATCATTTAGTTGTTAGCGGTCAAGGAAAAACCGTTAAATTTGAAACTTTACTTTATACGGTAGGGAGTTCGTTGCCTGATGGTTATGAACCAGACTTTGAATTTTCTGAAGGAGATAATATCAAGTTTATAACGACACGAAATATACATAATTATCTACCAAGAAATACAGGTGACACAGGTAACACAACTGAACTAGATAAAAGGTTAAAAGTACTCGAGGCTAAAAATTGGGAAATTCACGGTCGAGGAATGCCAAACGGTGTAGTAACTGCACCTGTAGGGACGACTTATGTAGATGAAGCTGTAACAAACGGAGCTTTGAAATGGATAAAGAAAACAGGAACAGGTAACACAGGTTGGGAAGTTCTAATTGGCGATACAGGTTGGAAAGTACTTCCTTCTGTATCAAAATTAGGAGGTTCTTATGTCAAGGTAAGACGTGTTAATAATGTAGTATCTTACCAGTTCGGAGGATTGAGCTGGGGCTGGTTCGGTATTGTCAGACGTGGTGGAGCAGGATATGTTTTACAAGGTTCTGATAGAGAACGAAATTGTTATATTATTCAAAATAATGGGATTCCAGCAGGATATAGAACTGAAGCTTCACTTATCGGGAATATATATAACGATAAAGGTATCCCTTATGGTACATGGTATTTAGGGGGCGTTGGAGACTATAACCAACTAAGATTCCAGTTCACTGACCCTATTCCAACGGATAGAGATATTGGAGATATCAGAGTAAGTTCAATCTCATATTTAACTAATGAGCCATGGCCGCAGAACTAGAAAGGAGGTGAATTACTATGATAAATTGGAAAGTGCGTTTTAAGAATAAACATTTTGTTATATCTTTTATTGCTGCAATTCTTTTACTTGTTAAACAAGTAGCAGCTTTACTAGGATATAATCTTGATACTGAACTATTCAACCATAACATTAATGGAATAGTTGATACAGTATTCTTAATGTTATCATTGCTAGGAATAGTCAATGATGCAACTACACAAGGCTTAAGCGATAGTAAGCAAGCCTTGACATACGACAAACCAAAACAAGACTAGTAATAGTCTTTTTATTTTATTCAAATTTAGGAGGATTTTAAAATGGCAGAAATTTATAGTAGTTATTTTCAACAAGGAATATTTTTCACACCACCAAAAAACGCAATACTAGGTGTTGTAATTCACAACGATGCAGGAGGGAACACAGCTAGTCAATATGATGGATTCTTAAGAGATAGAGTTAACAATGGTACACTTTCAAATGGATTCGCAGCATATTATGTAGACCGTAATGACGTTTACGTATTCCAACCAACAAACCGCCAAGAATGGCACACAGCTAATGCTTATGGTAACGCAAACTTTATAGGAGTTGAAGTGTGTCAATCTATGACAGCGAGTGATGAAGACTTTTTAGCAAATGAAGACGCAGCATTATTACTAGCTGCAGAAGTGCTAGATTCTTATGGTTTACCTATTAATTCAGATACAGTTAAGTTACATCATGAGTTCAGTGCTACAGCGTGTCCACACCGTTCTATGAAGCTACACGCTAATGGCGGAGCTTACAACGGAGCAGGAACAGAAGCATGTAGAAATTATTTCATAGACAGAATGAAAAAACTATATAGCGGAGAAATTAAAGTAGGAGAGAACACTAACGTTGCAGAAGTAGTAGAAAAATCAATCTTAGATGAAGATGTTACACTTGAGAAAAGTGACACTCCATACTATGAAGCTACAGTAAGTATCGACTACTACCTAGAGAGCCAACCAGACCTAGCAAGCGAAGATAAAGAGTTTGTAGCGGCTGGAACTAGAGTTCGAGTTTACGAGAAAAAAGACGGTTGGAGTAGAGTAAACTACAAAGATTCAGACCAATGGATTGAGGATAAATACTTAACAGAAGTGGAATAATGTGATATAATAAATAAAGAACGATAACGCAAACGAGAACAAAGAGACGGTTTCCTTTTGTCTCTAAAAGCCTAGCTTAATTGCTGGGCTTCTTTTTTTATTTCCTTGTTTTGAAGTATTTAATCCTAACCAGGAAATATGATATAATATATGTGTTAAGCTTAACAAACTTTTCATATTAACTCCCTTATTTGTTATTACCTACCAATTAATTTTGGTAGGTCTTTTTTTTATGTCTATTGAGATAGAAATATTTTAAAATTTCTATTAAATAAGAAATAACCAAAAAACTCAATAATCGATAAAAAAAATTAAGATTAACTATTGACAATATAACGTATACGTTATATAATATAAGTGTAAAGGAAATACGAAAGAGGTGTTAATCATGAAAGAGTTAACTAAAGAAGAATTATTGAGAAAACAAACAAACAAAGAATTTGTAAAATATGATACTAGAGAATTTGTTGATACTACAAAAGTTTTTAAAATAGAAGATAACGAAGAATATATCAACTTAATATTCACAACTGTATATCACAAAAATAGCTTTAGAGATGAAGAAGTTGAGAGAGTTGTTGAAATTCAAATTAAAGATAACAACGAAGAATATCCAGTAAATACAGAATATTTAATAAATGTACAATTAGAAGTATTTTACTTCTTACACGAACTAAGATTAAACCACTACAAGGTTGAAAAAATCTTTAATAACGGCGTGAAAGTTGATGAAGAAGATTATAACGATATTATAGTACCGTTTGAATATAGAGAAGCTGTAACTATGAAACTTTACAAAGTAGTTAGTAGCGAAGACTTAGAAAAAATTTTAAAAGAAGGGATTTTACCTATTTCAAAAACTAGTAATAATAACTGGGAAAATGACGGAAGAGCTAACAACTCTACAGAAGTTGTATATCTATTCAACCCACTAACAGAGAAAATAGACTTTAAACAATACGGAGATGTGTTATTAACTGTAGAAACAACAGCTTACAAAAACGAATTAGCTCCAAACGACGTTAACAAAGGTAAATACGAAGAGTATATCACTTATGAAGTTAAACCAGAGGAAATAATCAATGTGGAGGTTATCAATGAGCAATAAGACCTCACAAGCACAAATTAAAGCGTCTCGGAATTATGAGAAACGTAATAAAGAAACTACAAGGATCAACAACTATAAAAGAACAGCAAGGTTATTTGTCAAAAGCTATGCTACAGATGATGACATGAAAGAGTTATTAAAGCTTTACAAAGAAAACAACCCGAAAAACGAATTGAGATTTAATTAATAAACTTATATTTCTAAGTGTGCAAAAAATGTGCTAAACATAAATTTATATGATGTTATATGAAAATATCGATAGTCAAAAACATTATTAAATCAATCATATAACATCATGTGCTTTTATATATGATGCTAGTAATATAATAAAAGGGTTTATGGAATAACCTCTATAAATATTGATGCAATAGTCTTTCTATTTAAATAAACAGACTTAGTGAGCAGTTAGTGAGCAATAATATTTTTTACATTGAAATTCATAGAAATATATACAAAAAATTAAGGCAGTTGTTTAAACTGCCTTTTTTAAAATTCTATATCTCTGAATACATCTAATTCTTTTTGTTTTGCTTTTTTAGTTTTGTGAATATACACAGCTCTTGTAATCTCTGTTCCTTTGTGTCCTAGACGAGCGGATATTAATTCTAGTGGGATTTCTGCATCCATACATAAACTAGCATGTGTATGGCGTGTCTTATGAAATGTGAATTTAACAGAGTGAATATTATCACGAGTCCATTTACTAACTGCACTGTATGAGTTATAATCTCCATTAGCTTTAGGGAAGAGTATTCCATTATTTGTGTAATAACTGTGCATATCAGCCTTTACTTTATTCATCTCAACTCTATTTCTAAGGATCTCTTGACACTTTTTATTTAATGATATAACACGCTTAGAGTCATAAGTTTTTGGAGAAGATATATTTTTATAGTGATCTATATTCTTATCAACATTAAGTGTTCCATTATCCAATATATCATCTTCTGTAAGTGCTAGTGTTTCTCCAATCCTTAGTCCGGAATTAATCATAAAGTTTATCATATCATGATAATACTGATTGTACTCAACTTCTTTTAATATCACTTCTATTTCTTCTTTTTCGAAGTATTTTCCATCATAGTTAACTTTATGTTCCTTTAAATCAAGTTTATCTAACCACATTATATTTTCTATGTAGTCCAGTTTATACATCATTCTAAGAACTCGTTTAAAGAACTTTAAATAAATATTATAGCTATTATTTGTAGTAGCTATTTTTTTGACTAGAGTATCTAAATAAAGAGAGTTAACATTTAATAACGGCGTATCGAAATTAGTTCTCTTTGTCTTACTAATTCTACTTTCATAGAGTTTATATGTACTAACTTTTATTTCATCTTTAACTCTTTCTAAATACATTTCTAAAGCTGTAAAAAACGTAATTCGGAGGTCTACAAATGTTTCTTCTTTAAGTTTCTTTTTTCTTAATATTTCAGTAGCTAATCGTTGGTTTTTATTTTCTAGCGTAATGCTAATTGATTTCATTTTACCCCTAACATCTTTAACTCGGGTACGATACATATATTTTCCGTTAGGTTTTTTAACTACCCACATACTAACACATCCTTTCTTTATTAATAGTAAGATGTGTGATATAATTAAATTAATGAGCGAGGTTCGCTCCACATCTTAAGTAATTTTGAGAGCAATATTGTTATGTGACGATATAATAATACTTAAAACGAACTTACAGTTGACAAACTCACAACTCTTGGCGGGGCGGTGAGTTTTTTGTTATGCTTTAGTTACTCCATATTTGAAATAAATAAATTTTAATATCCTATCTTCCAAGTCTTTTGGGATATTCAACAAGTCAAAAATATCCTTACCAAACACTTTTTCATGTTCGTATTTTTTTAAAAATATTCTAATATCTAAATAAAAATCCATACTTATATTAACTAAATTAATCATGGGAAGTATACTAAGAATGAGAGAAAAAACGATACTTTGTCTATATTTAGTATCATAATTTCTGTTGTAAATTAATGTATATTTTGAATATTTACCAATTTTTTTAAAAATCAACTCTTTTGGTAATGCGTGTTTTATTAATACTGTAGGATGTGCTAATTTATTTCTATATGATTTTATCATATTAAAGAAGGAGCCAAATAAATCTTTTTTTAATTCAATATATTCATTATCAACTGTAGTTTCATTTTGTATATACAAAAGCTTATTAACTATATCTGTCTTTTTTTCACTTTTCATTATTTTATATAGATTTATGCTATCTGACAGATAGATGCTATTAAGTACAACCCAAGGAGGTATGTAATTCTTGTTTTCAACATAGTATTCAAGACTTGTGTATTTGATCGGGTTAACTATGTGTTGCTTAATTTTGGTTAATACTTGAATTGCATTGTCATTTCCAACATAATATTCTTTACATAAATAATCATTAGGGTTATTTATGTCTGTGTCTCTTGTTGTATCTGTTCCGAAGTTACTTGAAATACAGTTGCTTAAAGTTGTATTTAAAGACTGCTCTACAAATAAGACATACTTAAAGAGTAGTGATGATATATCCATATTTATGCTGTGAAATAGCATTAATTCTTTTGTCGTTGTCTCTTGAGTGAACTTTCCGTTATCATCAACTAAACCAGTAGATTTTAGACCCTTTCCAAGAGTAGAATAAGATATGTAATCAATCATATTGCCCAAAACAAATAAATCATTTATATCAGATGTAATTACATTTTTACTAATTAATTTTTCGAGTAAGTCGTTTTTACTAAGGAATCTTGGTTCATTAGAGTAAATTGCCAAAGAAAAAAAGCCTCCTTTCATTCTATAGAATGATAAGAGACTTCTCACGGTGGGCATAGCCCTCTAATCTGTTTATCATTCTATCATTTTTTTTATAGTTTGTCAATCAATTAATCTAATTTTTTAACTTTATCTCCGACAGACACTTGTTTATTTTTAGCTATCAAATTCTCGTTATCTTTTTGATTAACATTTATTTTTTCATAACCTATATATGATTTTAAAATAGAATTAGCAAAACTTGGTGGCAGTTCATTTCTGGTAGTATTTCTAGCTATTACGTAATGTCCGTTATTTTCTGTAACCTCAAGTGTTGCTTTATTCTCGTCATAAGTACCAAGAAAATTCCCTGATAAATCTGTTATATCTGATAAAGTTTCATATATAACTATTTTATCGCCCCTGGCTACGTTTTTTTTAGGTGTGTGAACAACAACCGTTGTATCGTTAGGTATTTTTACAACTGTCCCTATTTGTTTATTATCCATAATATTTTATCCTTTCTTTATTAATAGTAAGATGTGTGATATAATTAAATTAATGAGCGAGGTTCGCTCCACATCTTAAGTAATTTTGAGAGTAATATTGTTATGTGACGATATAATAATACTCAAAATGGACTTACTGGTTGATAAACTCACAACTCTTGGCGGGGGTGTGAGTTTTTTTAATTTGATTTAATTTAACAACATGAAATTCACGCGAAAATCACGCGAAAAAATATACATGAAAAGCTTTTATAACAAGCTTAAGTTGATTTTTAAATATAACATCAACATGAAAATAACACGCTTTTTATTTACTCAAAATAGTTAGGACGGGTTACATTTTTATTGACTTCTAATGCTTTGTTCGTTTTGTCGTGAATATAAAGCCCGCTTTCTGGGTTGTAGTTGAAATAAGCTGCTTTTAAGATTGTACCGTTTAATTTCATATTATAAATTAACAAATCGCCATTATCAACCATAATATTAAAACCGTTATCTAAATAAACTACTAACACTTTGAATTTACCTCTCTCCCTTTGTTTAGCGACAAAATCATGGAATTGTCGTTGAGTTATGTAATTAAAATCGACAACAGTCATTTCCATTTTATAAACCCCGTCAGTTTCGACTGCTATTTTTCCAGGATCTAATATGCGAGAAATTCTCTCAGCTTGTTTTTGTTCAGTCGTCATCTCTTTTGGTGCTTCAGCTTTAGTTGAGCTACAACCAGTTAATAATATTGTAGATACTACAAGAATTTTAATTAATTTCTTCATAATAATTTCCCTCCTGTCAATTAACAGTAACTCTCGTATTGTAATTGCATTGCTGCTAAATGTTCTATTGATTTATGATTTTCAAATAATGTAAAGAACTGTTTAACATTTCCCTTACCAAAGTTAAATACTATTTTTTTAGCGTCGCAATTATCTATAAATAAATTATATTGATAGTAATTTATTAGTCTAGTACGTAATGCGTTTTTGCTACACCCGAAAGTATTTAACATTCTACCAAACGAATATTTTCTATATAGACATTCTTCTAATGCTTCATCATTAATAAGTAATAGACTAGCACCTACATTAGCTTCTATTTCGTGTTGTGTGTGTCTATCTACATCAGAAGAAAAATGTCTAGGGGTATCTTTAAAATGCAATAAACAATGTGTTATTTCGTGCATTAAAGTAAACACTTTTCTTTGTCGTATTCCTTGATTGTTAATGGTAATTATAAAATAATCATCTAACTTATCTGCGAAACCATCAACCATTAGTTTATTGAATTTAGGATATTTGATAATTACATTCATATTGTTTTCACAATACTCACTAATATCATAATGTCTGATATGTGATATTGGTTTATTATAATGTTTTGCAACCTGAGAAATAAAAGGATATATTTCATCTTTTATCCTATAATACTCAGAATGTGCGATATTGAACATCTATTCACTCTCCTTTTTCTTACGCTCTAATAACATTAAACGATACATATTTTGATATCTTTGTAATTCATTTAACATCTCTTCAGCATCTTCTTTTGAAAAACCTTCAGTATTAATTCTGAACATAGTAGGGTATTCTTTATTTTCTCTACCTAATAGATAGTCAGTAGTAACGTTAAAATAATCTGCTACTATTGTGATTTTATCTATTGAAGGTTTAATATTATTCCATCTATATAATGTATTTTTTGGAAAACCTACAGCTTCTTCAATTTGATTAAACGATACTTTTCTTTGATTTGCTAAATATTTTAACCTTTCATAAAGCATTGGTATAACAACCTTTCTAAGCCTTACAAAATATTTCTTAACAAATATGCTAAAAATCTATTGACTATATTTAACATATATGCTAAAATTATTATTGTAAGTTAATAAATTTGTTAACAAACTAACTAAACTAATTGATTTTAAAAACGCCTGCCAAAGTGAATTTAACAATTATTTGTTAGTGTCTTTAACATACCTATATATTATCAAATATGTTAAGAAATGTCAATGAAAATTAGCTAAATTTGTTAACTTACTATCTTTGAAAAAGAAAGGAGCTTGTCAATGACACCAGAGTTACAAGAGTGGATTTGTAAAGTTAGGGTTGAACTAGCGAGAAAAAATTTAACAAGAACTAAGTTAGCACATGGTATTGGAGTTTCAAAACCCGTGATTTCAGATTTACTAAATTATGGCAAGGGATCACAGAAGGTAATAAACAAAATAAATGCTTTCTTAAATATTAAATAGGAGGTATAAAATGTTAGAGACAATATGGTTAAATCCAGAACGAGCTTCTAAAATCTTCCCTAACATTGGGACTACAAAATTTAATAAGTATAAAGATGAATTTATAAAACTATGGGAACAAGATTATTACCCTAGAGAAACTTATTTAAAAGAATGTAATGGGATAGAAATTAAAGCTTTTGTTCACTATCTAGCTTGGAGAGATTATTTCCAGGATAGCAATTTAATTAACAAAGTAGAATTATTTAAAGGAGTATGGCAATGAAACTAAAAATTAAAAAAGATAAATTACACATTATATATTGGACAATCGCTGTAGTAAGTGTATGTTTCCTTACTTTAACAAATATCGATTGGAGACAGATTGCAGGATTTTCTACTGGATTTGGTTTTTTAATTCAAGGAATCTTTGATAAAGATTTCAGTAAAAAATATTTTTAGGAGGAATGTATGAACAAGTTAAAAAAATTATTCTGTAGAAGAGGATTTGAATTAATAGACGATATGAACGGTGAATTACCTATTAAATCTACAATTCATAGTGCGGGAGTAGATTTCATAGCTAGTCAAGAAATTGTGATCCCTGCATTTAGATTTAAAGGTGAAGCAACTTTAGTACCTACTGGATTAAAAGCATTTATGCCAAAGAATGAATGTCTATTAATATTTGCTAGAAGTAGCTTACCAGTTAATCGTGGTCTAATAATGAGTAACGGTGTAGGGGTTGTAGATTCAGACTATTACAACAACTCTAAAAACGAAGGACATATATTATTAGAGTTTAACAATTTAACAAACAAACATTTAACAATTAAAAAAGGCGAAAGAATTGGACAAGGTATTTTCTATAAAGTGCCTAAAGTAAGTTATGGAGTTAGATTAAAAGGAGATAAGCGTGGTGGAGGATTTGGAAGTACAAATAAAGAATAGTTTTAGTGAAAAACAAATGGAAATGCTAAAGCATCTAAATGATTATGGTGTAAAGGTAGAACCTCATGTTAAAGAAAAATTTCCTACAGGATTTGAAAGTTATGAATTATTTGAAGTACTAGCAGAATATTTCACTCACACAGCTAAACTATTAAAACAAAAGTATTTAGAAGAGGAGTGTTAGCTAATGAATATTCCTAATTTCAGAGCATACGTTGATAAAAAAATGTATAAAGTTATTGGTTGGTATGGTGATTATATCACATTAGGAAGAAAGTATGAAAGTAGATATATTCAATCAATCAATGTAAAGAAAAATGATGTGATTATCATGTATGGAAGTGATTTAAAAGACAAAAAAGGAAATGAAATATTTAGCGGAGATATCGTTAAAAATACTGATAAAGATATTGGAATAGTGAGATATAAAGACGGATCTTTTGAAGTTGATTTCAAGCAATATATCCCAGCCCAATTAGGATTGATAAATGATGATTTAGAAATAATTGGAGATATTCATAGAAATAAAAAATTACTAGATAAGATTATTAATAACAATAAAAAAGTTATTTGTTTAAATAGCGTAGAAAAAAGGATTAATAAAAAAAGGAAAAGAACGTCTAAATAGACGTTCAGCGATTACCTATAATATATCATAATTAATCCAAAAATGCAAGATTTCAAAAGAAGAAGGTGATGTTTGTGTTATTGTTTGACGAACAGCCAATAGTATTTGATAGAACGTTAGCAAGAGAAATTGGAGATAGACCAGCTACAGTATTGCAGCGTGTTCATTATTGGATAGAAATAAATCGGAAAAATAGAGATGAAAAGGCGTATAAGGACGGATATTATTGGACTTATAAATCTATTAGAAGATGGTATGAAGAAGATTTTGATTACTTATCATTTTCTACAGTTAGAAGAACCTTTGAGGATCTAATAGAAAAAGAGTTTTTGATAACCGGAGATTATAACAAGTTCGGTGCAGACAGAACAAAATGGTATAGAGTTAATAAAGAAAAAGTAAAAGAACTTTATATAAAATTGGAAAAAGAGAAGAATAAAAAGCAGTTGTCAAATACAACAAATGCAAAAGCTCAAAATGAACCAATGCAAAAGCTCAAAATGAGCAATTCTGAAATGCTCAAAATGAACCAACCTATACATAAGAATAATATAAGAATAATTAATAATGATTATATATCATCTCATTCTAATAATATTATATATAGCGAAAAAAATGAGCTAATGGATGAGAGAGTGAATGATGAAAACAATAAAACTAATAGTCTTAAAAAGAAATACAACACACAGTATTTCAAAGACAGCTTTGGGTATTCCCGAGTCAGCATGAATAAACAAAAGGAATTAGACAAGTGGATTAAATACGCTGTTGATATTTGTTTAATGCCTCCTGATACTAGACTTCACATAGGTAAACAGAGTGTAAAAGCTAGTGAAGTAGTAGAGAGATTAACAGAGTTAAGGCATGAACATATTAATTATATTTTTTCTAGATTAAGTCAAGTTAAGTATCCTACAAACCATCAGAATTACATGTTAGCAGTCCTGTTTAATGCTAAAGAACAATACGAGAGTAGTATTTCAACATTTACAGGAGGAAAAACAAATAATATTCCTGGTAAATACGTTGTACCTGTTCCAGATTACTTAAAAGATAGGATATCAGGCAAGAGTAAAACAAAGGATGAAAGAGTAGTTACTGATGAAGATGAAGAAGCATACAAGGAAATGATGAGTGAATTAATAAAAGGAAAAGAACGCAATGATGTTTAGTGATAATTTCTAACAGGAGGTTATCAATTTGGAGTTTGTAGAACCACTTAGGACACAAGAAGAACTAGATGCAATGAATTATTATTTTAAAAGCAGGAGCGAGCGTGATTACTTACTTTACTACATGGGAATAAATGTAGCTTTTAGAATTAGTGATTTATTAGGATTAAAGGTTGGTGATGTAAGAAATAGGGATAAGATAAGAAGGCGTGAAATGAAGACTGGAAAGTTAAGAGAGATGGTTGTATTACCTAAATTAAAGCGTGTCTTAGATGAGTATTGCATGGATAAAGAAGATGAAGAATACTTGTTTAAATCGACACGATATAAGAACTCTAACAGACCAATCACAAGGACACAAGCATACAGGATATTAAAGACCGGTGCTAAAGAGTGTGGGATAAAGAATATAGGTACACATAGTTTTAGAAAGACATTTGGTTATCATTTTTACAAAGAAAGTAAGGATGTAGTAACACTTATGAAATTATTCAATCATCATGATCCTAGTATTACATTAAGATATATTGGAATAGAACGTGATGAGATGAGTAAAGCAGTTAAAAAATGGGGTGGATTATAGACCTCATTTTAAAAATAAAATCTATTATGTAACCAATAAGGGAAACATTACATAGGTAAAAATACAATATATTTAAAATACTGGTAGCAGTAAGGTTTAAAGATATTAACTAGATGTAACACTTTATAAGATATGATACATACTTATATTATAAATTAATCACTCACTCATTCATTCAAAATATAAATTAAGGAGAAGAATTAATGATTAATAACGTAGTTTTAGTAGGAAGACTAACAAGAGATTTAGAATTAAGATACACTACATCAAATAAAGCAGCTGTTAATTTTACATTAGCAGTTAATAGAAATTTTAAAAATGAAAGAGGAGAGTTTCCAGCAGATTTTATAGGTTGTACAGCTTATGGAAAACAAGCGGAGAATATGGCACGCTTTCTAAATAAAGGAAGCTTGATTGGTGTAGAGGGTAGAATTTCTACAAGGAATTATCAAGGGAAAGATGGAAAGACTGTATATATTACAGAAGTGATCGCAGACAAAGTTAACTTCTTAGAGAGTAAAAAACAAGGTAATAACAATCAACAAGCATATCCAGATGCAAACAATGTTACAGATTTCTATGATTTTAATAGTGAGTACAATCCATTTATGGAGCAATAACTAATATGTTTTCTTGGAAAGGATAGAATAAAAAATGGGAAAAAAGAAAATCATTAGAAATAATTTCAGTATAACAAAGCCTGGACAGAAGAAACTGACAAAACGGGAAGCAATAGATTTAACCATAAATGAAATAGAAGAGAGCTACACTAAAAGATTAAATACAGAAGTTAATATAAAAGTAGCAGATTTCATTGGTGACTTTTGTTTAGCGTTAGCATGGAGCTTAAGAAATAATCATAATTATGGAGCAAAAAGAATTGAACGTACTATTAGAGAATTATTTGAAGTAGTAAGTGATGCGAAAATGAAAGAAGCAGGACAGATACTATTTGACATGAGTGAGATAAAAGAACAGCTTTTAGTTGAAACTGGATTAGATATAGAACCTGTAATAGTAGAAGAAGTTAACAAACATTTAACAAGGGTAAAGGAGTTTAAAGAAAATGAATAAAGTCGTAACTATTAAAGAAATGATTGAAACTATTAAAGAAAAAATGAACTGGAGCGAAGCTATTTTAGCAATCGAGCTTGGAGTAGATTCACAGAATTTATTAGCATGGAAAAGAGGAAGAACGCCACGATCTAAAAACTATAAGAGATTAAAAGAAATATATGAAAGTTTAAGTGAAGATGATAAAGAAGATGAATTATCTTTAAAATTTAAACAAACAGAAAATAATATATTAGAAGCACTTTCTGATGTAAATAATAATTTAAAAAAATCACAGAAAACTCTTAATGCAGCACGTCGAGATTTAGATTTTGCAAATGCTACTGTTAGAGGATGGGAAAATAAAAAGAAACATTTAGAAAATAAATTAAAAAAAATAAGAAAAGAATGGGGAGAAAACAATGTATAAAAAGTCAATGTTTAAAAATGCTAAAAGAGTAGATGTGATAGAAACCACCCCGGATAAAATAGAAAGCTACATAGAAGCGTATAAAAGAGGAGAAATAATTGACTTACCTCCACTAGAAGAGAACGAAGAAATAAAAGAAATCAGTATTATTGGTGGAACAGCTATTATTTATGTTGATGATGTAGGAGGAGAACATGGCAAGAAATAAATTAATAGATCTAAACAATCATTTATTTGAAGCATTAGAAAGAATTAATG